CCTACTGATATCAGCCAGTTAACAGATACAACAAATTTATTAAATAGCGGAACTAGTAATCAATTAGTAAACAGTACGTATTCAGTAACACTTGATAATAGCGGTAATACAACATTTCCTAGTCAGACTTTTATTAGACAAAACAATAGTTTTACACGATCTGTTACTGTAGAACAATTTAGTACAACACCAAGTGTTATTTGGACTGGGACAGGAACTTATATTACTAGTGCCAAATTAGTTATACAAGTTGAAGGATACGAATTAGGAGACAGCAGTGGCTGGCATACACAAGTATGTGAAGCAATTATTTCTGATAGATACTGGGGAAATCCTGGATCTCTAGAACCTGTCATGTCAGTGTATGGAGTTGTACATACTAGCGTTGCTCCATTAATAACATTGTCTATACAGCGTAATCCTACAACATATCTTATAGAAGTTGTAGCAACTCCAACTGCTACAGCAAACGGAACAATTTATCCCCGAGTTCACTCAGTAGAACTTGGTACAAGAGATTAAGGAGAAATCATGCCTATTCAAACAATTAATTTAGGTAACTATGCAAATGACGGAACAGGTGATGATTTACGCACCGCATTTCAAAAAGTAAATGCTAACTTTGAACTTGTTGGTGGAACTCTAGGAATCATCAACGGAGAAAATGTAGGAACTGGTACAGGAATTTTTAAACGTAGAGACAATGATAATTTAACATTAGAATTTAAATCTTTAACCAGTACTGATGGTAGTATAGAAATTACCAACACTGATAATACTGTAAATTTAAAAGGATTGTCATTAGTTGAGAATGATCCTAGTCCTAGTCTAAGTGCTGATCTACAACTTAACGGACACAATATTATTATCGGAGCGGTAGGTGGTGGTGATGTACAAACCACTGTATTCGGAGTCGATGTTCGAACAACAAATGCGTTGATTGAATTGCTTATTAATTCTAATTCTGTTTCTATTGATTTTGGCTCATTTGTAGACGGTACTGTTGGAACAATCGATGCTCCAAATACAGAATTAAATATGAATGGTGTTCAACCTGACTTTGCAGGTTTTTCAGTTACTGATCCTTCAGGAACTAATTTAGATTTTGGATCTATTGCTTAATATGTCACTTAATGTTTGGACTAAACCAACAGGTTGGAATTTTGGCCAAGAGCCAGGTACTAACATATCTGTAGCTTCAGGTAGTTTCATTGTTGGATATCAATACGTCATAGAATCCGTAGGTACTACTGATTTTACAAAAGTTGGTGCAAGTTACAATAATGTAGGAATCGTGTTTACTGCAACTAATACTGGTGCAGAAGCGGGGCCTGTTGAAACTATAACAATATACCCTAACCCATTTGATTTATCAGTAAATTATGAATCTACTAAAGTTTCTCCTGGTTCTGGTGTTGCTTCGCGGTTGGCTTTTAGTGAAAGACAAACTTTAGAATTATCATTACCAGTTCAAAACGATTCAGGTGTAGTTTACACTATAATATCAGGTAGTCTGCCACCCGGGCTTAGACTACTAGATAATAAAATTATCGGATCAGCATTTGAAGTTCCAAGATTGACTGATTTTCAATTCTGTATTAGGGCCAGTAAAAACGGCCAAATTGCTGACAGAACTTTTGTTATATCAATCGAAGGAGAAGACAAACCAGAATTTGTTACTCCAGAAGGATTGATACAAATTGGCGACAATCAAGAGTTATTTGTCATGGACAGCAGTTATGTTGATTATCAGTTGTCCGTCATTGATAACGATACTACAGCCGGACAACAGTTAAGTTACTTTATTGCTAAAGACGATGGTGCATTGCCGCCAGGTCTAATATTAACTAACGATGGACGAATCGTTGGATTCGTACAACCAACTTTGGCCATACGACCAGAAGACGGTGACGGAACCTATGCCAATAGCGGCTACGATGCAGTTGCGTATGATTTTGCGTTTGTTCCTACTAACGGTTACGATAGCTATGTATATGATAGTATTTTCTTTGATTTTGCATTACAACAAAATAAACCTAGAAAACTAAATCGAACCTACGAATTTGTAGTAACAGTAACAGACGGTGATAGTTTTACAAAAAGAAGATTTAAAATTTTCGTAGTAGGCGACGACTTTTTCCGTGCTGACAATACTGTATGGTTAGATGGAAATCCTTTATTCACTGCTGACGTAACATATCTGCGTCCTCCAACATGGATTACTTCAAGCTATTTAGGTTTATATAGAGCTAACAATTACATAACTCTTGTATTAGATACGTATGAAACTGAAAACGTAATTTACAGTTTAGAAACTGTTAATGCAGATTGTAGAGCAAAAACTAGAAAAATTTTAACAACTGATAATGCTATTGGCGGTTCTTATGTTTCTATAACATTAGCAACAGCCGTTCCACAAGTTGGACACAAGTTAACATTTGCAGGTTTAGTTTCTAATTCATCAACTGTTCACACAGTTACAAACGTTGCTTCTTTAGGCAATAATGAATATAGATTAACTCTGTACGAACCTTTGGAAAATAACATTCCTAATGGAGTTGACTTTTTAATTGGTACACTTAGTCAATTGCCTACTGGTATGGCGTTTGATGAAAATAACGCAGAAGTATTTGGTTTAGTACCCTACCAACCTGCTATTACAAAGACATATAAGTTTACAATAACTGCATCAAAATTAAGTGATAGCGGAGAAGTTGCAAAAACTCCAAAAATTTTTACAGTTGATTTACTAGGCGAAATCGATAGTATTTTAAATTGGGAAACTCCATCTAATCTTGGAACAATTAATGCAAACTATGTCTCAACACTTAATGTTAAAGCAACATCAAACATTGAGAATAATACAATTCTTTATACTATTATAGATGGTCATTTACCTCCAGGACTAAGTCTTGACCTTGACGGAGAAATTATAGGTAAAGTAAATCAATATGCTACATTGGATGAGCTCGGAAATATAATTTCTCCTGGTTTAACTACATTTGACTTTACAACAGATGTTACTACATTCGATGGCGATACTAGTAGCATAGACCGAATTTACGAGTTTACTGTAAATGCCCAGGATCAATATGGATATAGTGCAATTAATAGAAAATTTAGAATTTCAGTTGAAACACCTAATCAACTAATCTATAGCAATATTCGTGTTAAACCTTTCTTAAAAACAGAGCAAAGAACTGCTTGGAAGGAATTTATTAATAACGCAACAGTATTCACTCCGTTAAGCATTTACAGAGCTAACGATCCTAATTTTGGAATTCAAACAGAACTTGCAATGTTAGTATTTGCAGGAATTGAAACCAAAGAAGCACAGGCATACGTTAGTGCAATGGGATTGAATCATAAACGCAAACGCTTTCACTTTGGTCAAATTAAAAAAGCTACAGCATACTTGCCTGAAACAAAAACAGCAATATATGAAGTCATTTACGTAGAAATGCTAGATCCACTAGAGCCTAATGGAAAACGTTTAGCTAATAAAATTGAAAATTTAAGTAAGCAACCTAAGGGTATAACGGTAGATGCAAATAATTCCATTTGGAGCACTAAACTAGAAGACCTTGCTGCAGACGAACCTTATAGAGAGCGTCCAGATCAAATAATAACTGTGGATAGTCAAGGTTACGAAGTTTCAAATCCAAACACAAATGCTTATTTTCCGAACAGTATTTCAATATGGAGGGATCGTTTAGCCAACTGGACTGACGGTACTAGTGGGTTTGGAATTGAAAGAAACTATCTTCCTTTATGGATGAGAAGCATTCAGCCTAACACTAAGCAAGAGCTAGATTTTCAACTGGCTGTTCCGCTATGCTATTGCAAAGTAGGAACAGCAGACGATATTCTATTGAATATCAAAAATTATTTAAAAACAACAGGTTTTGCGTTTAATCAGCTAGATTACACCGCGGATCGATATATAATTGATTCTGTTGAGGGATTAACCGCAGATAAATACCTAGTATTCAGAAATGATAGGATAACAATATGAGCAGCCAAATAGACGAAACAAACATTGATAGTGCGTATCCCGTTGCTGGAAAAGACAACGATAGCCAAGGCTTTCGAGATAATTTTTCTGCAATTAAAACAAACTTTACCTACGCCAAAGGAGAAATTGAAGATCTCCAAGGAAAGGTACTGTTAAAAGCAGCGTTGGATGGTGGGACACTATCAAACGACCTAGGCGGTAATAATATTTCTAACGGAAATTTTACTAATTTCCACGGAACTTCTTACGCTCAAACTGTTACAGGAACTGCGAACATTGATCTTGAAAAAGGATCTTTGCAGGCATTTACACTTACTGCTGATTCTACTTTTACATTTACTAATTGGCCTGACTCTGGAAACTACGCTAAAGTAAGAGCACATTTTAGAAGTAACGGATCTTCTATTTCTGTAGGCAACGATATTACAATTGGTAAGCGTTACACTATTAATGAGGTCAACAATACAAACTTTGTGTCAATGGGTGCGGACCCAACAGCAGTTTTTGTTGGTAGCATTAACGGAAATACACTAACAGTTATTTCTGTTTCAGCTGGATCTTTAGGACTTAACACTTATATTACCGGTGGAACAGTTGCAGCGGGAACAAAAATTATTGCTACAAATGTAGAAAATCCATCACTAACAGGTACAGGTGGGGCAGGAACATATACAGTAGATATTGGTGGTCAATCAGTTACTTCTACATCAATGAATGGTATGACTGTTGGCGTTGTGTTTACAGCATCGGCAAAAGGAAGTGGTACAGGAACAGTAAAGCCTTGGAAAACAGTTACACTATCAACTGAAGGTTCAGGAACTATTACAAACGATTCTGATTTTGCATTACCTCTATTATTAAATCCAAACGGTTCGGATCAAGTAATTGAAGCTTGGACTTGGACTGGTTCCACTACTAAAAAGATTTTTGTAAATTACATAAGCAACCTAGATACAGAACCAAATAACTATACCAATTTAAAAGTTGGAACCTTAGGAGTTGATGAACTTACAAATTCTACTTCTGTTGATTCTGGCGCTTTAACTGTAAAGGGCGGTGCTGGTATTGCAAAAAATTTAACTGTTGGCGGCAATACTGTTATTAGTGGAGACTTAACAGTAACTGGTAATACTACACTAACAACAAGTTCTATTACTATTAATGACATTGGGTCTATTGGCAATGTAAACATTACAGATCCAAGAACAGGGGATGCATTAAAGTATGATGCAGATTCCGATCAATGGACCAACAATGTTGATTTAATTACATACAATGTTACTGTTGACGATAATGGAAGCGGAACACAACCTGTATTTTTTATTAACAACGTAGCAATTTCAACAAACTTAGGCGATCAACTCAGTGAACTTAAAACATTTAAAGCAGGAAAGAAATATAGATTTAGCCAAGTTGACAGTTCAAATTTTGGATACGATTTAAGATTTTCTACTAGACCAGATACAGTTGTTAATCCAGACAACGAGCCAGGTGAAAGAACAATTTTAGATTATTCTTCAAATGTAACCGTAGAAGGAACTGCTGGTACAGCTGGTGCATATACAGAAATCCTTGTTACAGAAGATACACCAAGCCCATTATATCTATACGGACGTCAAGCTGATCGTCCGCTAGTTGCAGACTTTAATCTTAGTAACTTGGTAATTTTAGGAACATCTGGGCAAATTCAAGTGTCTAGTTGTACACTAGGCACAAATCAACCAATACAAATTAGTGGCACTTGGACTCCTCAAGTAGGAAATCCAAGTCTATTCGGATACTCTTCCGGCGGAACAACTTATTATGTTAAGACAGGTGGTACTGGAACAACATTCCAATTATTGTTAACACCTGGTGGAAGCCCTGTTCCATCCACAGCAGGAACTCCAAACGGAACTCAGTTAACTGTTTCAGCTATGCATAGCGTTGCCAGCTACACAGAAACTTCAAAAGTTGGTGCAGAATATCCAGTTACAGTCAACAATGGGCCTGTAAAAGTCCTAGCAGATTATACTGTACCAGGTAGTCAAAGTGTACTAGTAGATACATCAGCTAACCCAGTAACTATTACATTGCCACTATCTCCAAGTGTTGGAACAATTATTAATATTTTTGATGCAGGTAATGCTAGTACAAACCCAATAACTATTAATCCTGGCGATGCAGCTGTTACAATTAATGGAGCCACTGGTAACGTATCTGTAGCAGGAAACTACGCAGCCTTAACACTAGCCTGTGACGGAACAAATTGGACTTTAGCTAAACTGTCATTTAACGGCAGCGAAGATGTTGCAAGTTCAGGAACTATAAGTTTAGATACATCAGTAAGTTATTTTAGTACAAGTGGCGTCGAAAGCTGTTCATTAACAGACGGTATTGAAGGTCAAGTTAAGACCTTAATAATGAAAAACTCATCAGGAAATATGAGTGTATCAGTTGCTAATGCTGGCTGGAAGTCAAGTGGTTCAGGAACTATTGTATTCAATTCTACAGGTGATTGTTGCATACTTCAATACATACAAGGCAAATGGTATGTAATTGGCAATAACAGTTGCACCGTAGAAGGAGTGCAACCTGGCGAAGTTGTAAGTGCTCCTGGAACTGCAAGCTCAACTGGACTTGCAGGACAAATTGCATACGATAGCTCTTATGTTTATGTATGTATAGCTGCGAATACTTGGAAACGTGCAGCAATTTCAACTTGGTAATATGCATCCATTAATCGGCGACCTTTCAGAACTTAAAGATAGCGAAGTAGATTCGAAAATAAATGAATTAACTCGAAAATACTTTGCTACCAATAGTTTTGAATTAAAAACTCAAATTTCAATGGCTTTAGATACTTACAAAGAAGAATTGGCAAAACGCCAACGAATAGCCTACGAAAAAATGATGAATACTCGCAATAAAGATCTTGACAAATTGATCAAAGTCAACTAATATAGTTGAATGCGATTAGACAAATACAGCAATCCAATTTTTAACGAACAAGATTTGTTTGATGCCTTGTACAAAGGACACAAGTTCAATCCTGCTGATTTATTGTTTGTCGAGCATACTAACGAAGTTTGGCAATTAGAAGAGCAAGTTGGGTTCAAATTTGCTGAGCCAATTGATGCATTAGTATCTCCCCAAGAGTTTGATAACATAATGCAACACGAATGGAACATGCCCGATGAATACAAACAAATGGATATTGTAGGATTTCTAGTTAATGAATGCCCTAAGCAAAATTATCAAAGATTGATGGACGAGTTAGAAGCGTACAAAGCAAGAAATATGCTAGATTTGCTTCGGTGGCTCAAATATTTTGTAGATACTTGCTCAAAAGAAGGTGTAGTTTGGGGTGTTGGGCGAGGATCTAGCGTAGCCAGTTATGTCTTATACTTAATAGGTGTACACAGCATAGATCCTATCAAATATAATTTAGACTGGCAGGAATTCCTGAGATAAGTAAAGCATAATCCTAGGAGATTAATATGGCAATGAAAGAACAACAAAGACAAGTTTATCGCTCGATGCAGGGCAAAGAAGTTGATATGAACAAACTGGTTATGGCTAACGAAATGACTGTAGCAGTTGGTAATGTTAAAGTTAATGCAAGAGGCGATGAATTAGGACCAGGTGGCAAAATTATTCGTAAACGCGAAGAAGTATTAAGAGAAGCACCAAACTCAAGTGTGAAGAAAAGTACGTCAAGCGAAGAGTGAACAGGAAACATATGAGTAAAGCACCAGCAAATAGAATTAGACCAATTAGAAAACATATTCTCGTAAAGGATATGAATTTTGGAGAGCAAAAAACATCAACTGGAATTGTGCTACTAAGCGACGATGGAAAATCCGAAGGTGTAAAACCTCGTTGGGCACAAGTGTTTGCAGTTGGTCCAGAACAAACCGATGTTAAAATAGGTGAGTGGGTACTAGTCGAACACGGTAGATGGACACGTGGTATTACTGTAGAAGATGAAACCGGTGTTGAATTTACTATTTGGCGTGTTGACCCAGCGGGTATTTTAATGTCAGCAGACGAAAGACCAGCTGGTCCAGAATTTGGAACTTTCAGTAGTGTAGCTCACGGAACTGAAATCCGTCCAGAAGACTTCGTTCGATAATTTATTAGTTTTGAACATCAGGGCTATTGACTAGCCCTGATCTTGCCTTTATAATGTATAGTAAAGGAGATCTATATGTTCTTACTAAGTTTTTTACTACTGGTTATAGCAGTTTATTTTGCCAAAAAATCATATTACGAACTAAGAATTGTACCTGCTATGCTTTGGTCATTTTTAGCAGGATGGGACCTCCACGCACTACTTACATTTATATAAGGAACACGTATGAGTACATTTGACGAAGCAGTTGTAGATATCAAAAATGCAAGAGATGCCATAGACGGTTTAGTAACAAATCAAAATCCTGACAACGGAGAAACTAAGCATCCAGATCCAAAAAAGCACAAATATATTAGCTTTATAAAAAGCGGATTTAGAATCATAGCTGGCGGTGCATTATGCTTTGGTGATTTTCTTGTTGCAGGATCATTGTTTATAGTTGCCGAACTGTTGGGCATTGCAGAGGAACTAGTTTGAAAATTGGATTTACATGTTCAACATTTGATTTGTTTCATGCAGGGCATATAATGATGCTCAAAGAAGCAAAGACACAATGCGATTATCTAATAGTTGGACTCCAAACTGATCCAACGATTGATAGGCCTGAAACAAAGAATAAACCAGTTCAAAGTATTTTTGAAAGATTTGTACAATTACAGGCTTGTAAATTTGTGGATGAAATTGTAGTTTACGCTACAGAAAAAGAACTACGAGACATATTGCTTTCATATCCAATAGATGTTAGAATACTAGGTGAAGAATATAAAGATAAAGGTTTTACAGGCTGTGAAATTCCAATGGAGTTTTACTACAATCAACGCAGGCATAGTTTTAGTACTAGCGAATTGCGACAACGAGTTATAGAGGCAGAAAATGAAAGAACTATGGGTAGAAAAATACCGTCCAAGTAAAATTGACGGGTATGTATTTAGAGACACACATCAAAAAGAGCAAGTTGAACGTTGGATTAAAGAAGGCAGTATTCCACATCTATTGTTTAGCGGCAATGCTGGTATTGGCAAAACAACTCTTGCAAAAATATTGTTTAACGAACTAGATATCAATCCTTTAGATATTCTAGAAATTAACGCAAGTCGAACAAACTCTGTTGAAGATGTTCGAGATAAAATTGTTAATTTTGTGCAAATGATTCCTTTTGGAAATTTTAAAGTAGTATTGCTAGACGAAGCAGACTACTTATCGCCTAACGCACAGGCGGCCCTACGTGGCGTTATGGAGGAATATCATACAACAGCTCGCTTCATTCTTACTTGTAACTATCCCAATCGTATTATTCCTGCTTTACATTCGAGGTGTCAAGGCTTCCATATCGAACGTGTTGATACTACAGAGTTTACTGCTCGTGTGGCTACTATCCTCATGTCTGAAAGTGTGGAGTTTGATCTTGATACACTAGATACGTTTGTTCGTGCTACATATCCTGACCTTCGTAAATGTATTAACATGGTACAAATGAACAGTATGGACGGTAAATTACATAGTCCAGAAAAGGGAGATGCAGGTGAAGCAGACTACAAAATTGAAATGGTTGAGCTATTCAAAGCGGGCAAAATCAGCGAAGCACGTAAACTCGTCTGCTCACAGGCTCGCCCAGAGGAGATGGAAGAAATTTATAGATGGCTCTATGATAACGTTACCATTTTTGGAGACGAATCGACACAAAACAAAGCTATTCTTATTATCAAGCAAGGTCTTGTTGATCACACATTGGTTATTGATC